GGTCAGGGGCGAATCAAAACGACTGCTTGCAATAAGTCTTACACCGTCGGAGGTAGCATTTCCTGTGGTAGTTTGCCTGTGGGGGTTTGAGGCGATAAAGTAGTCTCTGCGTGGTGGTGAAAAAGGCTTTTGATAGCCTCCCAAAGGTCTTTAAGAAGCCCAAGCACCGTAACCGCCATACCAATAGTGTTGATGACCTTAGTAGGGGTTTCGGGGTCGCCCGTGAACACTCTTACTGCGGTGACTACACCATTAACGACTTCCTCTGCCGTGCCGTGTTGCTGTAGGTCGTGAATGAACACATCTTGACCAACTTTGATTTCTGCCATGTTTTATGATAAGTTAGGACTGCTTTTGCAGCCATGTGAAAAATGCTGTTTGGATACTCCGCAAAGAGGGTAGGGCATCTTTTACCCATTGGGGTGTCCCTTCGCTGTTTGGGGTGGATGGATAAAACCACATCGCATTAACTTTCTTAGGGTCGCAGTCCACGTGAATTGCTCCGTTCATCAAACCGAACCTCCGAAAGCCTACCGCGTACAATACCGCTACCATTGTCAGGTAATCGCCGCGTCCGCAAGCAATGTCAACAGCCCATCCTTCCACGTGGGACGAACCTGTTACGCCGCCTACTGCCGCGTTATGAGCGGGTGTGCGGTATCCACTATTCACGTGCATAGGCTTTCCGTACAACTGCCTTGCCCTGTCCAACATGCCAACCGTTTGTATCTGCATGTTGGCTTCCCCACCTGAATCTATGTCAGGACTGTCAAATTCGCTCCAATTAAAGTAGATAGGCTCTTTCATACGGGTAGATGGAATAGTTTATCAAGACGGCTTGTGAATACTTCCATTGCCTTTGTATTGGAGTTTAAGGCTTGGTTGGTTTGGTCTAATACATGCAAAGCCTCCGCTCTATCCGTTTTGTAATACGCTTCTACCTTACTGTTTAGCTCCTCAATTTTCTTTTCCTGAGCAATGCTTTTATCGTAGAAATATGAGCCTTGCTTTTGGTTCTGCTGGTACAAATACCAAATCATCACGCCTATCGCCACGAAAAGCAACCCGCCTTTTACGAGTTCGGTTAAAATTGTTTGTTCCATTGGTAAATCTATGTTTGAGTTTTGGAGTTACTTAGAGTACTGCTACAATCGTATCGCGGCAGTTGCAATGGAAAGGTGGCAAATCGTACCCAAGTGCCTGTAATTCTTCACCTGTTTTGGTAGAGATTTCATCGGGGGAAACCTTGCCCACAATAAACGGTGCTACACTATCCACGCTGTCAGGATCGCTCGTGGCTAAGTGCAAGATGTTGGCTTTGGAGACCGCCACCGTGAACTCCTTACCCTGCAAAGACTTACACCATGCACATTGTAAACGGTCATTTATTCCCATTACGGCGTACTTTTCAACACCAGCGTCGCTCATGTACATCACGCCTGCCGTATTGCGCATCTTATTCACGGTCGTACTGACAATCCGCTGTATTTTCCATTCCTCACCTTTCAAAAGAGTAGCGAAGTCTTTTCTAAATTCAGTCGTATCGCCGCGTCCAATAGGCAAATTTTGCCCCACATAGCGGTCTTTGATGAACTGCGTTACCCGATCTACTGTGTCAGGGTCGGTAATGAACTTGCCCAAATACAGCCTGTCTGACTTATCATAATAAGCAAGGGTGCGATAATCCAACACCCCGAACACCGACGGGGGAGGGTTGGCAGGGTCAAAGTTTTTCCACTGCTTCAAGAAATCCGTGTTGCCGCGATAAAACCCATGCACCTCCTTCACGAACTTGCTAATTACGGCTCCCTGTTTGTCCGTGAACTCGGTTTTCCAGTTCACAAAGATAGTGTGTTTTATCGCATCGGTGACTTCTTGCTCACTTGCGCCCGTATTCAGGCTGTTTAGCCTTTCAGCTACCAATACACTAATCGAGGCAACGGCTTTATCGTACCCTTTAGAGACCGCTCCAAAGTACCTGTCTATGAAACTGTGTAGCTGTACTTCCATTGCCGACGGTTGCCCGCTCAGGTGCATTGTGCCGCAATCGCAGCCCGCGTGAGTGTATGGATATACCGGCAGTAGCGCGTTCAATTTATTTTGTGCGCGTTGGACTTTTTTTTTTGAAGGGATGCTATTAGAAGTCTTTTCAGCTATTGCAGGGCTATCGTACCCGAGTGCTTGTGCCACTTGCTGCAAGGTAATCACCCCTGCATCGTAAAGCGCGAGGTAATTCTCTATTTTTTTACCGAAAGCATTGGCATCGTTCACCTCGTCATTGACTGTAGGCATTTGCGATTCAACAGACACATTCTTGACAGCAAAACCCGCCATCACCAATTCCAACAAATACACGTAGGCGATAAACTCATCCACTGCTCGTTGGTAGCTGTTTATCTGTGAGGTGAACATAGCAAGTATTACTTTGCCGTAGGTCTCTGTGGTGGAAAAGGAACGTCCCAACATTCGAGGGTCTTGTTTTAAACCGCTCATTTTCATTTCCGCGACCAAGTCAAACAATTCCCTTGCGCCCGTGATATTGGCATTTGTGCCTTCCAAGTTGAACTCGTGCGCTCCTTTAAAGCCTACTACAATCCCCTTAGATAGCCCTTTTTCAAGTTCGGGTACTTGCTGCCGTAGATATGCAGCGGAGCGCGCATAGTGCGCTTCAGGGCTTTCGTTGGGCAACCGCTTGGGTTCGCTCACAAGAACATTCAGGAAGCCTAACACGCCGAGTTTGTGGATTACGTGTTTAAAGCCGTCCAGCATGTCCTTTTCAATCTTGACGCTCTCTAAAGCTGACAAAAATGGAGGGATAGCATAGGGCTTTTCGTTTTCACGGCGAACGGCGATGTACTTGTAAGTAACGGGATTGAGGGGGACTAAATTGGGCAGTACCGTTATCGGTATAGCTATGGCACCTGAAAAGTTCGTTACCCGTTGGTGAGGTAAGTACTCCTCTGTTTTCGGGTCGTAAACAAACTCGATGTGTTCGGGTGATGGTAGCACAATCTTTGAAATTCCTTTAAGCGTGAACTTAGGCACTGCCTCCGCAGAGGTGCATCCATAAATCGACACCTGACGCATCAAATCGCCGCGTAAAGCAACCATCCCTCCGCTGTACCACTTTTTCTCTACTGTCTGCAAATGGGCAATGGCAGCGGAGGCAAGTTCGGCACTGACTGAATTATCAAAGTGAATGGTGTGCGGGGTGTTGCCCATAGTCACCACGTTTTCTACCGCGTGGCTAATATCTGCATTGTACTTCGCTAATTGCGCTAATGCTGTGAGTAGCTGTGTTGGGGTGTCTAACCCTACCAATAGCTTACCATCGTGCAAAAGTGCAAAGAGGTTAGTGTAGTCAGGTAGCGACTGCCTACCTCCAGCGACGGGCAAATCATTTATCACTACCTCCTTTTTCGGAGGCGAGGTCGAGGGACGTTTGAAAGGAGATAGAAAGCGGTCGTACCACATAGGTGTTTTGTTTAGCTACCTGCCGATAACGGCATTGCGTAGGTATTGTAATAGCGGTATCCTTTGCGGATAAAGTTCCAGTAAACAAAAGCATCGGCAAGGTTCGGGGAGTTGCCGCCCATTCTCTTTTTGATGCTTTCCTTTGGCTCTACTGCAATCGTGGAAGCGCGGTACTCGTATCGTGGTATGGTGAGTTCCTTTTTCAGTTGCTCTACCATCCGTGCGTCTTTGAGCTGAATGGATATTTTCAGTTGGCGCAAATCTTCACGCGCCTCCCAATACATTTGCGCTCGGAGGGACTGGAAAGTGACCATTGGCGCGTCATTGTCATCTTTGACCAATGCTTCACGCCATTGCCCACCTTGCAAAGCCGTTGCCATATAGCCAAGATTATGCAGTTGCTGCAAAGTGGACGCTCCTACTCCCACACTGTCAATACCTATCATTTCAGGCTCAATACTGTAATCTGCAATGGTGGAAGTAGCATAGTCGCTAATCCGTTCGGGTAAAAGTGCATCCTTGCCGAGTGCTTTTATCCGTTGCGCGGTAATGTCCTTGTGAAGTTGCCCACGTTGGGCTGCATCAAAAACGATATTTAAGGCAAGGTGCGAAGCGTTATCGCATTGGAAGTCGTGTAACTCTAACAGTACATTCCCTTGTCCCCACGCTAAAGCGGCTTTATCGCCGGACAAAGAATTAGCTACATCGGTGCCGACTGCATTGTAAGTGCCGTCGTGAGGCAGTTCCACATTCACACATTGCTCTATCCAAGCAAGTTTAATGAGTGAGTGTGCCGACTGCTGTGGGGATAGCCCGCGTACCATCGCCGCGTAAAGCGGACTACCTTCCCCATATTCCAACCGCCGGCGATCAATAGATTCCCGTGTTACCGCTCCTTTGATGATTTCCTTTCCCAAAACAACGTTCGGGTGGTCTAAGGAACTAATGCGGTATGCGGACACATTGGGAGCGATGCAAAAGCGGTGCAAAGGGTCTGTTTGGCTGTTTGGGTTGCCTACTGCTACAATGATATTGTTAGCCCCTGTACAAGTGTTCTTAAAGGCTGTCAGTACCGCGTTATTCATGCCGCTACTTTCTTCAAGGATTATCAGCATGTTTTCACGGTGGAAGCCGCGTGCTTTGTTCGCACTTTCCTCGTCCGCTCCTACACCCGCTACAAATCCGATCGCCTGCCAACTGTTTTGGAGGCTTTTCCCGTCCGCTTCGTTCACTGGAGACCCGTCGGCACGGATATTCAGCACATTCATCACTGCCAACGGATGCAAGGCTTTGAACTTGTGAAATTCACGCCCTATCTCAGCCCAAAGAACGAGTTTTAATTGGTCTTGCTTGGGTGCGGACGTAACCACGAGGCTATCCTTGTAAACGTCCAAAAACCAAAAAACAAGCCTGACTAACCAATAGGTTTTCCCTACACCCGTCCCTGCTTCCACACCTACCCATTTTCTTGCAGCTATATCGTTCCAAGCATTAGCCAACGCATCCTTATCGCCGTCCCACTGGTGGCTTTCGTAGCCCTCCATATTTGACCATGTAAAAGCCGTTGTATCCTCACCAAGCCGTTCACGCATCCATGCCAACGGGTTCTTTTGGTAGTATGTCATTTGCAGCCGCTTTACCCGCTCCTCTTTGAGCGTCCGCAGTTGCGCCGCGTTATTCATCCCAATCGCTTGTGTCTAATTCCGTGTCTGACTCGCCTTCTTGCGCGGGTTCGGTAGCCACCGAAATGCCTATTGCAGCGGTCAAACGAGCGATTTCCTTTTCGAGTTCGTCGTCCGATAATGCGGTAACGTCTTTGTGTGCCATCACGCCTGAAAACTTTGTTTCGTTGGTAGTCTTGTTTTTCCACACATCCGCTGCAAGGTTAGTCAGGGCAAAGATTATCGCTTGGGTAGTGGGTTGGATGGTTTCTTCTGTTACCCGTATCTCTGCTACTTGCTCTTTCCCTGCTTCTACTTTCGTGACCGTTGTGGTCTTTGTGGTGGGT